TATTGAACTTCAGAATAGCCTTAAAGACCCATATCAATCAGGTGCTGTATTTATGATGAAGCGTAGCGGATATGGTGAGCTTCTTAAACTTATGTATACAGATAATAAGTTTGATGCACTTACTCCTTCTGCTGGTAATGGTGCTGAGCTTATGCTTCTTGGTAAGCGTATTATTCTTGCTGATGATATGCCAGCCGTTGCAGCTAATGCACTTTCTGTGGCTTATGGTAACTTTGCTGTTGGTTATCAGATTGTTGATCGTCTTGGAATTTCATTATTGCGTGATCCATACACAGCAAAACCATATGTTAAGTTCTATTTCACTAAGCGTGTCGGCGGTGATGTATTGAATACAGAAGCAATTAAAATTGGTAAGATTGCAGCTTAATTATTCTGAGGGTGGGTTCACCCTCTTTTCATTAATTTTATTTTAGGGGTCAAAGATGACAACTTTAACAGAAAGAGCCAGTGCTTTTAAGATTGTTAACACTCTTAATGCGCAAACTTTAACTTCTTCTGATGTGAATGGGAGCACCGTTGACACTAAAGGCTTTAATTCATGCTTTATCGCTGTGAATATTGGAGCTAATGGTGGCACATTAAATGGGTCAAATAATGTTACTTTTGTTCTTCAAGACAGTGACGATGATTCAACATGGGCAGATGTAACAAGTTCTGCATTGGCTGGTGGATATACAGTGGATTCTAGTGGTGTTTTCGCTACAATTGATGATGGTGCGGAAGATGAAGCTTCTGCGAAGGTCGCTTATACAGGAAATAAGCGTTATGTTCGTGTACAAGCTGATGTTACCGGAACAATCTCTTTGCCTGTATCAGCACAAGCTCTCTTAGGTGATGGCTTAAAACCACAGGCTTAATATATGTTTGAAGTGTTAAAAAAGTTCAAATATTCTCCAAATGGGATTAAGGTTGTTGAATTTCAAAAAGGTGATGTTGTGGAAATCGTTTCTGAATCCGTGAAGTCCTTAGAGCAAGGCGGTTATATCAAAGCGAAAAAAGCAACAAAGACCATTGAACAAGCACCTGATCTCGAATTAGAAACAAAGCCTGCACCAACACGCAGGCGGTCTAATAAATAATCCTATAGGGGGTAGTTTATACCCTCTATAATTTTCAATTATGGGTTTTTATGTCAAATATAGAAATAAACATTGTTACAGATTCATCGGAATTGCCTGTTACTTTGGCAGAGGCTAAAGCATGGTTAAAGATAGACCATACAGAAGATGATACAACATTGTCCGACCTTATAAAATCTAGCGTGGCTACTGTTGAGAGTTACATAAAAAATCCCATTATAACAAAGACGATTTTATACAAAACATCATACCCAAAATATGACGAATATGGTGAAGAATATGTGCATTTGCCATATACACCAACAGCGGTTAATTCAGTAAAGATTTACGACGAGAAAAATATTGCCAATACATTAACAACAAGTTCAAATTTTGGGAAAAAAGTTCTCCTTGGTAATCACTATATCGAGCCTAGAAATAATCAAGCTTATCAAGTTGAGTTTACAGCTGGTATTGCGGCAGATGCAGCGAATACACCAGAAGATATAAAGATGGTTATTAAAGAGCTTGTATCTTATTTCTTTGAGGGTGATTGTTGTGATAAAACATTAAGGCAAATACTTGGAACTATAGCAGGGTATGTTAATTATGATCAGTGTGCTTTCATATGAGTAAGTGCAAGACATATAAAGATTTAAACTTTCGTATGAATGCCAAGCATCGAATCACTATCCGAAGTGCAACTGAAACTGTTGGCGATATGGGGGGGTTTAAAACAGAATATTCAGACCTAGCTTCCATGTATGCCATCATAGAACCTATGAAGCAAATAGAGCGTACGCAATATTCCAAGCTGGATAGTGAGGTATCGCACAAGATTACAGTGCGTTATCAGTCCATTTTTGATGACCCTTTGGATACGGTGAAATATAGAATAGTTTTCAAAGGTCGTCAGTTTGAAGTTACACAGGCGATTGATTTATTCGAAGATAATAGATATGTGCGTATTATAGCAAGTGAGGTACTTTCATGACCATTGCTATGACCATCGCACTTGATACTTCTGGTCTTATTTCTAAGTTGCGTAAAATGACCAATGAGACACCAAAAGAAGCGAAGCAAGCTATTGCAGATGTAACTTTTAAGGTTGAAGGTGACGCAAAATATAATATCCAGTCAGGTGGTCGATCAGGGCGAATTTACAAACGTGGCACAAAGACACATCAAGCATCTTCTGCAGGTGAATTCCCCAAAACAGACCGTGGTGAGCTTGTTTCTAATATAACAAGTGAATTTTCATTAATGGGATTAGAGGCTACTGTTGGTTCAAGACGTTCGGCACCACATGGTTTCATGCTTGAATTTGGTACATCAAAGATTGCTCCTAGGCCTTGGCTTATGCCTACTGTCCATCAAAATAGGGACTATATCAATAAACGCTTTGAAAGGTCATTAAAAGATATAGCAAGGAAATTTATATGACAGACATTACAAAAGAGGTCATTATTGCTGTTGTTAGTCGTATTAGGTCGCAAATTACTGAAATATCGAATAGAATATACTTTGAACCACAACAAAAAACAGCCTTCCCTTATATCTCATATCGCTTTGATGTGAACGATGTTCCGATGAAAACAGTGCAAGGGCAAGAATTTATATTTACATTTTCAGTGTTTACCCAAAGGGAAAGCTTATCATCTTCTGCAATAGAAAGTGCGAGCGAAATAACCTCCAAACTTTATGATGCATTCGACAAGAATAATGATCTTACACTTACGCAGGGTGAAGTTGTTTGCTGCAATTGGGATGGATTTCAACGTGCAATTCCTGAAGAAGATGGACGTACTGTGCAAATGGTAACAAGATTTAAAATATTTGCCACTAATTCGATATAGTGATAAATTATAGTTAATATTTAATAAGGGAGTCTTAAATGGCTGGTGAAATTTGCGGTTCAGAGTATGTTGTTCAAATATCAACTGATTCTGGTTCAACTTATACAACTATTGCTGGATGTACAGCGCATGACATTACACAAACAAATGAGATTGTTGACATCACAAACAAAGATAGCCGCTCACAGGCTTTAATTGCATCATGTGGTAAAATTTCTGTATCTGGTAACATTTCAGGGTTTATTTCTTCTAACGCTGCTTTTGTTTCATTGCGCACAGCTTCTGTTGGTTCTTCTGCTGGTGGTCTTGTTTATTTGAAGTTCTTGGAAGATACAGGAGGAAACGATTTCGAAGGTACTTTTGTTATCCAATCATGGCAGCAAAATTCACCTGATAAAGAGGGTGCTACTTTCTCTTGTTCGTTTACCTCTTCTGGTGATATTGCTTACACGGTGGCTTAATGTCTTTTACGGTATTTGAAGCAGGTGGTGATAGTTTAAAGGCGCATCACCATTTAAAAAATCTCAAGTATATTGAAAGTCATGGTCTAAATCTTAATGTTATATTTTCAGATTTAAGTCATGGTGTTATGCCTTCAATTACTTCATGTGAGAAAATTCTTTTTCATGCTTTATGGGCAGATATTGACAGTCGTGAAGATAGGCAGAAATTTGTTAAGAATTTTTTTGAACAGAATGGGGCTTTTAAAGCTTCTGATCGTATTCTTACTTTTGTTCTTGAGGCACTACGTATGCCAAAGCAAGAAGAAAGTGAAGATGTTGAAAAAAAGAGTTAAGCGAGCCTGATTTTCTTCCGTATGACTTATGGTCAGGTTTCGCTTATACTGAATTAAATTGGTCACCGTATGATTTTTGGGGCGCAACGGTTTATGATGTTGTTTCTGCTATCATGTTTAACAATAGTAAAAACAAAGATAAAGAAGTTAGAAAGACCAAAAAACAGATTGATGATATGCAGTTACGCATGGAAATTAAGGGGCGTATTTAATGGTTGTAGCGCAAGAATTAGTTGCTAAATTCAAGGCTGAGACGTCTCAATTTGAGCGTAAGGTACAAGGTGTACAGCAAGAGCTTAGAAAAACAAGTTCTGCTGTACAGCAAGCCAGTGCGGAAACGACACGTTTCGAGCGTGCAAGTTCGGCAGCTTCTCAATCTATTGCGAATAATTACAAAGCTATAGGTCTTGCTGTTGGTGCGGCTGCTGTGGCTGTTGCTGCTTTTTCTGTCAAGGTTGGTTCAGAAATGCAAGCAGCACAAAAGCGTATTGAAGGTATGCTTGGCAGTGCAGAAGATGCAGCTCGTGTTATGTCTAACTTGCGTGCGGTTGGTCAAGAGACAGGCGCAAGTGTTGCAGCTTTAGCGCAGGGCTACGGTAAACTTGCTGTATTTGTGGATAACGGCACAATATCACTTGAAGAGAGCTTAGAAATATCAAAAGGACTATCCAGTACAACCATTGCCCTTGGCGCATCCACAGAGCAATTAAACCAAGTCTTGTTTGGTTTTTCACAGGCTATGGGTTCGGGAACTGTAAGAGCTGAGGAATTTAACCAAGTCACAGAGCCTTTACCTGGAATTATCAACCGCATGGAAGAAGCGGCAGGACTGGCGGCTGGTGAATTGCGCCAGATGATTAATGACGGTGAAGTTACCTCTGAAATGTTTAAGGAATTACTCATTCCTGCACTTCAAAGCTTCGAAGGTCAAGCAAAGCAGATGATTGATACATTTCAAGCGCAGTCAGGAATTTTATCTAACACACTTGCAGATATTGGTTCTGATATATTTGATTTTTTAGAAGAGCCTTTAATAAGCGCAACAAAGGCTGCTAATGATTTTTTGCAAAGTTTTTTAAGTATTCAGCGTGCATCGTCTTCTGAGTTGCAAAGGCGCATTGATGAAAATTTGGCAAAACAGTCAGAACTTGTTGCTTCTGGTATTCTTGACGGTTCTGGAAGGTCATCAGCTGCATCGCAAAAAGCATTTGAGCATTTACAGAAAGAGACTGACGAACTGATTAAACAGTTGCAGGTTAGAACAGAGATCACAGAAGAGACTGAAAAACAACAGACTGTTGCGCAAAAATTCTCTGCTGCACGTGGTACAGGACGCAGTAGCGGAACAAAAAGAAAAGGCACATCAAGATCATCTTCTAAAAAAGATACGCCAATACATGAGCAAATGGCAGCGCTTGGAATAGATACTGAATTTGAATTGTTAGCCAGTAAAGATCATTTTGTTGATGATTTCAAAACAGGTGCAAGTGAAATACACACTGAAATAGATTTGATGGACACAGCTTTTAATCAAATGTCTACCTCAATGTTGTCGAGCTTTATGGCTATGTCACAAGGGTCAAGAACTTCATTTAAAGATATGGCTAGATCAATAATCAATGACATGCAAGCTGTTATTGTGAAAGCTCTTATCATGCGTGCAATATCTGGTATAACAGGTGCTATGGGCGGTGCGCCAGTGGCTATGCCTGCAACTGGGACTGCAACGGGTGCGCCAATGTCTATTATTCCAAACTTGTCAGGTGCAAGGGCTTCTGGTGGTTCTGTTGGTGCGGGTCGTTCTTATCTTGTTGGTGAAAAAGGCCCTGAAATATTAACAATGGGACAAGCAAGTGGCTTTGTGCACAGTAATCAAGATTCTTTTGGTGGCGGTGGTTCACAAATTATAAACATTGATGCTCGTGGCGCTTCTAAAGGTGTTGAGCAAGAAATTAGACGTGTGATGCAAGATGTGTCACAATTGAGAAGGCAAGTTCCTAATATTGCCATATCTGCTGTACGTGAACAAAACTCAAGAAAGCCTGATTTTCTAAGATGACGATTACATATCCAATTGATTTCCCTACCGATGTTGGTCTTACAGATGCTGTATTGCGGATTAGAACAAGCAATGCACGCTCTCAAAGTCCTTTTACCCTTTCTGAGCAGATTTATTCATGGGCTGGGCAGAGATGGGAGATTGAGGCGCAATTACCACGTATGAAGCGTGCAGAGGCGGAAATATATCATTGTTTTTTGGCAAAGCTGAAAGGGCGTCAGGGTACATTTACGATGTATGTGCCAAGTGGTAAATCGCCTCGTGGAGTTTATGAGCAAACCTCAACAGATAATCTATTAACCGAAGCAGGTGATTATTTACAGACTGAAAGTAATGATAATATAGTTATAGAATTTGGGTCGTCCATTGTCGTTAAGGGTGGTAGCCAAACTGGTAATACTTTGGTTGTTGATGGGTTTGGGGCGAATCAGACAAATGTTTTGCGGTGTGGTGATTTCTTTCAATTGGGTACAGGATCAAACACAAGGTTATATAAAATATTGAATGACGTGAATAGTGATGCGGCTGGATCAGCTACACTTGATATTTTCCCTAATCTTAGATCATCACCAGATGACAATGAGGCTTTGATTTTAGATAATCCAAAGGGGTTATTTCGTTTGGCAACAAATGAAGTAGATATGCCTTCTGATTTTATAAATACCTTCACAGTAAGCTTTACAGCAGTTGAGGCTATTGATGGCACGTGATTTAGATACAAACTTTAAAAATGAGATTACTTCTACAGTTGTACGCCCTGCAATGATGGTGCAGTTTAAATTCGAATCAGGTGATTTGAATATGTGGACAGGTTACGGTGATTTATTGTGGAATGACATAACATTCACAGGTGCTGGGACTTTTCTTGGTGTAAGTCCTATTGAAGAAAGTCAAGATTTGCGTGCAACCACTGTAACATTTACACTTTCAGGCATAACGAGTAGTATTATATCATCGGCTTTAAATTCAAATTATCAGGGTCGTGATGTAACAATGTGGTTTGCGGTGGTAAATGATAGCGGTGCTCTTATTGGTACTCCTTATGAGCTTTTCTCGGGTCGTATGGACATTATTTCTTTTTCGGATGATGCGGAGGTCGCAGACTTTGCAATCAAATGTGAGAGTAACGCCATTGATATACGTAAAGCCAAAGAACGTAGATACACGCCAGAAGATCAGAAGATCGACTATCCAGACGATAAGGGACTTGAATTTATACCAAAGATACAAGACATAGATGTGGTGTGGGGATGACAGAAATAGTTTTTTTAAAAACAAAAAAACAGATGAAAGCTTTGCAGTCATTATGTGAAGAGTTCGCAGAATTGGCAGGCAAAGAATTGAGTTGGAAGCATTGGCATAGTGCCGTAGGCGGTCTTGTGCAAAATGGAATTGCATCTTGTATTGTAATCAGGGATGATGAAGATATTGTAGGTATTTTGGCATATTCATATTTTCCAGACCTTATCACTTCTGAATTATCAGCAACAGAAATATGCTGGTATATTAAGCCAGATTACCGTTCAAAGGATAATGCGCAGATGATGCTTGATATGATGGAAAATGAAGCTCGTGAAAAGGGTTGCAAGTTCTTAAATATGGTTTGTTTGGAAAATGATAGAACGGCGGTGATGGGGCGTTATTATCGCTCTATTGGCTTTGATAAAGTTGAAACATCTTACCAGAAAGTTTTGTAAATGGCGGTTGTAGCGACATTAACGGCAGTGGCATCGGCGGTGGCGGCAGGCTTTGCATATGCAGGGGCGGCAGCTACATTTTCATGGACTGCTGCTGCTATTGCTTTCGGAAGCTCTCTTTTATTGTCATTTGTTGGCCAATTGTTAGCACCAAAACCGCCTAATGCAGGATCGTTTGGTGATGGTGGTGACTTCACAAGGCAATTTAGGCAGCCTGTTTCTGAGCGAAGGTATATTTATGGTGAATCACGTGCGTCTGGTGCAACTGCATTTATAGGTTCTACAGGCGATAATAAATACTTACATGTTGTTATCATGCTTGCCAGTCATGAGGTTGCTGAAATTGGTGAAGTTATTATTAATGATGTAAGTATTGCTCCTGATCAAATTGGCGGTGATGGCGTTGTTACAAGTGGAACATTTGCAAATTATGTGCGCATTAAAAAACATTTAGGATCACCCACACAAAATGCAGATAGCGACCTTGTATCTGAGGTATCGGATTGGACAAGTGACCATAAACTTTCAGAGATTGCCTATATTTATGTACGATATGAATTTAACCGTGATGTGTTTCCTAGTGGTATTCCAAATGTTTCAGCTTATGTGCGTGGGAAGAAATTATATGATCCCCGAACTGATACAACGGAATATAGCGCCAACGCAGCCTTAATTGCACGTGATTATCTAACAGATACAAAGATTGGCTTTGAAGTTCCGAGTACAAGAATAG